CAAGGCGAAGCGGGCTTATTTCCGCGCGGTCGGCGCCAAATTCCTGATCGCGGCGGCGCGCCGGATACGGCAGCCGGGGTGCAAGTTCGATTCCATGCTGATCCTGGAGGGATCGCAGCGGATCGGCAAATCGACAGCGTTACTAACGCTGTTTGGGCGGGATTACTTCTCGGACAACGTGCCCCCCGACCTCGCCAACCGCGACGCCGCTATCGCCCTGCATGGTTTGTGGTGCCTGGAGTTCGCCGAGATCGACCACCTGGTGCGAACCGAGGTGGAAACCATCAAGGCGTTCCTGTCGCGCGCGGTCGATCATTACCGGCCGGTGCATGGCCGCGATTTTGTCGATGTGCCGCGCCAGGGCGTGCTGGCGGGAACCACCAACTCGGATGACTACCTACGAGACGCCACGGGCAACACCCGCATGTGGCCCATCCCCTGCCAGTGCGCCGACGTGGAATGGATCGCGCTGAACCGGGAACAGCTATGGGCGGAAGCGTGCGCCAGGGAAGCCGCCGGCGAGACCATATGGCTCGATAACGCGGACGCGCAGGGGGCGGCGAGCGAGACCACGGCCTCTCGCATGTCCGAGGAGGTCTGGCAGCCCGCTATCGTTCAATGGTTGGAATCCGGTGAGCGGAACAAGGCCGTGCCCGTAACATCCGCCCGCATCCTCGAGGAAGCGATCGGCATGGACAAGGACAAGATGACAAAGGCGGCGTCCATGCGGGCCGGCGCGGTCATGCGTTCCTTGGGTTGGGAGCGGGTGACAGTTCGGAAACCATCAAAAGATGGAGAAAAAGGCCGCGCCATGAAGGTCTGGCAGGAACCGGAAAAGGGAGATTGAGGTGGTAACAGAGGGGGCCTGGAAATCTCATGGTTTGAGAAAGGTGGTAACCAATTGCCTTTTGGTAAGAAAGTGTTACCACCTGTCTATATATTTATATAGGTGGTAATGAGGTGGTAACAAGAATATGTGTGCAATATCAAACGTGTTACCACGTTACCACCTGTTACCACCTGTAGCGCATGGTTCACGTGGCCGCACCCGCACACGGGTAAATACGCCCCACAGAAAAGAATGCGAAAACAGGGGTCGAGGTGGTAACACATGCCATTTCGTAATGATTTTATGACCGCCGTCCGCCTCACCTTCGCCGCCAGGCGCCGCTACCCCGACATCGCCACCAGCCACGGCACATCCCACGGCGAGACCGGCCAGTGGCTCCGCGTCGAATGGCCCGGCGACCGCACCACCTGGCTGCGCGCCGAGGATCTGGAGTCCGTCACCGACCAACCGGAGGAAACCCCATGAGCGAGGTTCGCTACCACAGCGGGCCGTCCGAGGAGCGGCGCCGCACCGAGGATGCCCGCCGCGCCAAACTCCTGGACGACGTGCGAGAAATCGAGGCGATGACCGACACCGACCTCGACCTGGAAATCGTGGTGCTCAGCAAGACCATCGACGACATCACCATCGACGTGATGGCCAACAATGAAGGCGCGACCCATCGCGGCAGCACATGGAAAATCGCCGCCGAGAAGCGGATCAGCGCATTCCGCTGGCGACGCAAATTGTGCGTTGGCGAACAGACGAGGCGAACCGCCGCCGCCAAGGCCCAGCGCGCGTTGGAGGAGCGGGAACGCCGGCCCACCGACGAAACCAAAGCCGAACGACAAAGGGCGCACGCTGAATGGGTCGCGGCGACGATGGCGGCGAAAGCCGAGCGGATAGCGCGCCACGCCGAAGAGGATAAAACCACCCACGCCTGCTTTGTTCGCCACGCGAAAGCGATGCTCCCACCAGAGACCGTCCGCGCGCTCTGGGCCGCCGTTCACGCGGAACTGCGCCAACCCAAGGAACCCAACCCATGAGCCTCACCACGATCCTGATAATCCTGCTCATAGTCGTGATCATCGGAGGTGGCGGCTATTACTCCGGCGGCTACTACTCAGCCTACCCGCACTACGGCTACGGCCTCGGCATCGGCGGTCTGCTGATCCTGGTGCCGCTGATACTTTTGATAACTGGAAGAATCTAATCCCCGACCCGCGGCGGCGGATCGTCGATCATCCGGCGTGCCATCCGTTCCGCCCACGCCAACACCGCCGGCGGGCATATCCCCCGCCCATCGCACCACGACGCCACCACCTGACGCGACCGCCCTACAGCGGCCCCCAGGACGCCCCGGTCCCAGCGCAACGCCACGAGGGCAGCCGCCAGCCGCTCGGGCGCATCACCCCTGTCAGCGGCCCCTGGAGGCCGTCCACGCGGGCGGCGAACCCCGGTCTGGTGGGTGACAGCCTCAGGCGCGTCCAGGTCGCTCACGGGGCTCCCCAGGCCGCTCACAGATACCTTCGGCGAATGGTGGCCCGAGCCTCGGCGGCTGAACCGAACCCGGTCAACTGAGCGTGCCAGACGCCCTGAACCCAGAGCGTCGCCGTCCATGTGCCGTCAGCGGCGCGGTGGGCTTTGATCTTCGGTGCGTGTGCCATGGTCGTCTCCTGCTGAAATGGGGAGCGAGGCCCGGAGGCCCCGCGTGTGGTGTCAGGCTCCGATCTGGACGGACCAGGCGGCGACGCGGCGCCCCTTGGGAGTGAACGCGACGCAGCGGTTGATGTATGCTTTACCCATCGCCCGGTGGATCGGATCGCGTGCCCAGAGGTCGCCGGTTTCGGGATCGCGGTGCGCGTCGCGCAACTGCATCACCCAGGCTTCAGCGTCTTCTTCCGTGCGGAATGCGTTGGTCATGTCTCTGTGTCCTCGATGAAATGGGGAGCGAGGCCCGGAGGCCCCGCGTGGTGGTCAGTGGTGGCGCGTGATGACCGCGTCGGGGTTGGCGAGACACGCCAGGAAGTCCTCGTGGGCCTCGCGCCTCTCGTCAGCCGTCAGGCGGCTGGCCTCTGCCTCAAGGCCATGATCGACAATCAGCCGGTAGGGGAACGTGCCCACCTGCCAAGGGCTGAGATCCGACAGGGTCTTGCCACTGTCGAGATAGCAAGCGAAGTGCGCGTGATGACGCGGGCCGTATTTGACCATCGTGTCAGCGCCTTTGGTGTCCTGGCCACGGCAGAAGCGGCAGGTTTGCAAGTAATACGTCATGTGATGTCTCCCTCGGTTTCGATGATTTGTTTTAGCCGCACCGGAACAGGGATGCAAGAGTTATTTTGGGCGGGACGGATTATTTTAATGGGTGCTCGAAACTGCTCGAAAGGTTTTGAGCAGATTTACAAACCCGCAGGTTATCCGCAAACGAACGATTGCAGGAGTGGCCGTGGTGGTTTTATTTGGCTTTTAATGGTTTTTAATGGTTTTTAATGGTTTTTCCGCGCTGTCCCGCCAAGAAACCACGCCTTCCGCGCGTTTATCAGGCCCAAATTACCCTAACCGCACACTAGCGTAACGCAACGCGCATTGGGGCCGAACCGGACCTAACTTGACAACCGCCGATTCAGAACACTAGCCGTCTCTCATGGCGATAAAACCGCAGTTTACGGACGCTAAAAACCGCGAGGGCTGGTCGATGCCGCTTGAAGGGTTCGACAACATCAACCCCATGGGCCGCCCGAAGGCGCAGCTTGATCTTGGCGTGATTGAGCGAGGGGCGTCGATTGGCTGCTCGAAGGACGAACTCGCGGCGTTGTGCGGGTTCGCCCGTTCAACGTTCTACAAATACCTCGCCGAAGACCCGGCGGTTCAGGAGGCCATCGATCGCGGCGCATCCAAGGGCCAGGCCACGTTGCGCCGTCTGCAATGGAAGGGCGCGGAGGAAGGCAACGCGACCATGCTCGTGTGGCTCGGCAAGCAGCTACTCGGGCAGCGTGACTCCATTGCCCACACAGGCGGCGACGGCGGCCCGATCACGATCATCACCGGCGTTGACCGTGGGGACTAAACTATCCCTCGGCTACGACGCACGCCCGCAGTTCCGGCCGTTCCACGCGCGCAAGCAGCGCTGGGCCTGCATCGTCGCGCACCGCCGCGCCGGCAAGACCGTCTCGTGCATCATGGACCTCATCGACGCGGCGTTGCGCTCGACCAATCCAGACGCACGCTTCGCTTACATCAGCCCGACATACGCGCAGTCGAAAGACAGCGTGTGGCTGTATCTGAAGCGTTTCACCGCCGCCATTCCGGGCGTGGAACAGCGCGAGTCAGACCTGATGGTGGTGTTCGCCAACGGGGCGCGGGTGCGGCTCTACGGGTCGGACAACTACAACCGAATGCGCGGCATCTTCTTGGACGGCTGCGTGCTCGATGAATACGCCGACATGGCGCCGCGCGCGTGGCCCGAGGTGATCCGTCCCGCACTCGCTGATCGCCGCGGCTGGGCGGTGTTTATCGGCACACCGCGCGGGCGCAACGACTTCTGGCGTGTTCACAGTCACGCCGAGGTCGATCCGGACTGGTTCTCGCTGGTGTTACGCGCGAGCGAGACCGAGATCCTGCCTCAATCCGAACTCGACGACATGGCGGCGATGCTCACGCCCGAGCAGTATGCCCAGGAGTTTCAGTGTTCCTTCGACGCCGCGATCCTCGGCTCATACTTCGGTAAGGAACTGGCCGACGCGGAAACGGCCGGCCGCATCACTGGCGTGCCCTACGACCCGGCGATCCCCGTGCATACCGCGTGGGATATCGGCATCGGCGACAGCACGGCCATCTGGTTTTTCCAGATCGTGCGATCCGAACTGCACGTCATCGATCATTACGAGGCGTCCGGCTTCGCGCTCGGTCATTACGTCGAGGTGTTGAAATCGAAGCCGTATCAATACGGTCGCGATTACCTGCCGCACGACGCGATGGCGCGCGAACTCGGCACTGGGCGCAGCATCTTCGAGACGATGAAGGCACTGAGCGGCCGTCACCCGTGGATTGTTCGCAAGCTGTCGATCATGGACGGCATCAACGCGGCGCGGGTGACGTTGGCTAAGACATGGTTCGACGCCGGCAACTGTCACGAAGGGCTGGAGGCGTTGCGCGCGTATCACGCGGAGTTCGACGAGCGCGCCAAGGTGTTTAGTGATCGACCGAAACATGATTGGTCATCTCATTCGTCCGACAGTTTTCGTTACATGTCCCTCGCATGGCGAGAGATCGCGCCGGACAAGCCGAAGCCGCCGCCCCGCGATAGTTGGGACGCGGCGTTTAATCGTGACGCGGAAGAGTTGCGCGACTGGAGGGTGGCGTGAGCGACTACCGCACACACTATCGCACACTAAGCGGCGCGGAGTTCCATCGCGAGGCCGGCACCGATCCGGGCAAATGGGCCGACGCGGCCATGATCGCGGCTGAAGACATGGGCTACAAAGTCGATCGCGACTGGCTGCGGGATTTGCTCGCCGACGCGATGGAAACCGCCAGTAAGCACTCAATACGCGAAGTCCTGAAACGAGAGGGTGAATAGCCATGATCCGCGCTTTAATTCTGGCCGCCCTCATGTCGCCCTCGGTGGCGTGGGCACAGGCCCTCACCTACGCCGACCGATCCGGCACGATCACCACCGGCGGAACCGCCCAGGTCGTTCTACCGGCGTTCCCTGGCCGCCACGGCTGCATGATCCAGAATCAATCGTTGGGCAGCCTCTGGGTCTCGGAGACGGCCACGGCGGTCGCGGGTCCGCCGTCGATCCTGATTCCGGTCAATCAACAGTTCTTGTGCATGTCCCCCGCGTCCGGCCAGGCTTACAGCATAATTGGCGCGACGACGGCGCAGGCGTTCGCGGCGCGGGAATGGTGATTTCGCGACGCTCTCTGTTGGTCGCTGGCGCCGCTATCCCAACAGCGGCTTACGGCCAATGCGTTACCGACGCGCCGGAGGCCGCGAGCACGAACCTGTTGCTACAGAGCGCGGACTTCGCGAGCGCCTCGTGGTCGAAAGATAGTAATGGCCCCGGCCCCCCGGTTGTAACCGCGAATCAGGTCACGGCGCCTGACGGAACATTAACGGCGGATCGCGTCGATCAACCCGCCGTGTCCGTCGCGAATACCCTCATGCTGTTAGATCAATCGTTCACGACCACGTCGCAGGTTTATGCGTTCAGCATGTGGCTGCGCGGCAATACTGGCGGCGAACAGACCTATCTGTGCGTTTCCGGCGGCGGCGTGTTCTGGTCCGCTCCACGTATCCCGCTGACGACGCAGTGGCAACGCTACACATTCACAACGCCCGTTATACCAGCCGCGCAAATGTTCTTTGCTGTCGGCACCGATCTTCGCGATCCGGCGCAAACATCCACGCCCGCGCAGAGTATTTACGCATGGGGCGCGCAGTGCGAGGCGGGCGCGTTCGCGACATCCTACATTCCAACGACAACTGTCACCGTCGCGCGGGCGGTAGGTCCAACAACCATGTCTCCAACGCGAAAATGCGGGCTGGGACGATGAGCGGCGTTCCACAATATCCGTGGTCGGAGGGCGATCCGCTGTTTGCTTCGGCGCTGAACGACGCCATCGCCAATTCCGCCGCCTATGGACCATTTTTACCTCTGAGTGGCGGCATTGTAACCGGACCAACCACGTTCGCGGGTATTAGCGCGCAAAGTATTGTCTCACAGAGTTTCGCGACGCCGGGTGCGACATATGATCCCGGCGCGGTCAACTTCACGCCAGTCAATATCACCAACAACTGGGTTGGCAGTTATACCGGCGGGTCCGCGCTGGCGACGGTTTCCATCAACACGCCCACCGATACCCTGGACGGAACGATCGGCGGCGCTCCGATCGATCTGCTGATCCAGCACAATGTCGGCTCCG